CATGGATGGAGCCCGTATTCCTTGGGCAAACCGTGTTACAAATTTGGCGAACAATGAAGAATATCGTCATACCGTTTCACTTCTTGCTGCAACTTATGCAGCCCGAGGTCACAAGGTACTTGTAGTGTCCGATAGAGTGCATTTTTTACGAAGCTGCGCCGAACTGGTTGGAGATAATGCAATTTGTGTTACGGGCGAAGTTCCGCATGAGCAAAGAGAAACACTTCTCAATGAGATTAACTATGGAAGTAAAAACATTTTATTTGGGACTCAAGCAATATTTAGCGAAGGTATATCAGTTAATTCCCTCTCTGTCCTTATACTCGGTACGCCCATTAATAACGAACCACTCCTCACCCAGCTCATCGGAAGAGTTATCCGAGAGCAAGAAGGAAAACAAACCCCTGTAATTGTAGATATACATTTAAAAGGAAATACTGCCAGAACGCAGGCTTCTAACAGAATGGGCTACTACATGAAACAAGGCTGGAAAATTGAACAAATAGGATAGAAAAATAGTTCTTGACACCCAAGTTATTTTTTAGTATAATATATGCTTCTATACGATTGGAAAAAGATATTCACTGTTGCAAATGGCGAGCCATCAGGTATTTTTATGATATTTGAGATGCTGGTTAAGCAAAGTATACCTCGAAATAAGTACGATCCCATTTATAAGTTTTATGAAATAAACTTTGCGGGAGAGTCTTTTTTGGTACATCCAGATGTTCTCTTATTCAATTCGTTTAGATATTCTCGCCGAGATATTTCAATATACTTAGCTTTTGCGAGTATGAGGTCTCTTGGTGAGTACTTCGCCTCTGGCGATATTACACTAGATCTATTGGAAATGCCACTAGATCCCTTTCAACACTTAGAAAACGACAGTCTACTTTATATGGAAGATGACAAGTTACATTTTTTATATGAAGAAGTCCCACAGGAGAAAACAGAATGGCATTAAGCTTTAATAAATCAAAGGGCGCTGCTCAAAAATCAAACATTACTACCTATAGCTACCAGGACGGGGATAACTCTATTCGTCTCGTTGGCGATATTCTTGCTCGATACGTATATTGGGTTACTGGTGAGAATGACAAGAACATTCCTTTAGAGTGTCTGTCTTTTGATCGTAATGAAGAGCGGTTTAATAACAAAGAAAAAGATTGGGTTCGTGAATACTATCCCGATCTGAAGTGTGGCTGGAGCTATGTAATGCAGTGCATTCACAATGGCGAAGTCAAGATTGTCAATCTTAAAAAGAAGTTGTGGGAGCAAATTCTCACTGCTGCTGAAGATTTGGGCGATCCTACAGATACCGAAACTGGCTGGGACGTTAAGTTCAAGCGAGTCAAAACTGGTCCACTGCCCTACAATGTAGAGTATCAACTTCAAGTGCTGAAGTGCAAGCCTCGTGCTCTTGATGATGACGAACTGGCCCTTGTAGAAGGTCTGAAGTCTATGGACGATGTTATGCCTCGTCCAACCCCTGATGCTCAAAAAGAGCTGCTCGACAGAGTACGTCAAGCTGACACAAATGAAATTGATGATGAAGCACTAGATGCGGAGTTTGCCATTTCATGATACTTTTTACGGCAGACTGGCATTTAAAGCTAGGTCAAAAAAATGTTCCACGCGAGTGGGCACTTCGCCGCTATGAATTGTTTTTTGAGCAGATTCATTCTCTCGAAAAAGAGTGCAACATGCACATCATAGGTGGAGACCTTTTTGATCGTCTGCCCAACATGGAAGAACTGGAACTGTACTTTTCGTTTATTCGGGAAGTACAGATTCCCACTCTTATCTATGACGGCAATCACGAAGCAACAAAAAAGAATAAAACTTTCTTTACACAACTAAAGCAAGTAAGTAGAGATATCAACCCTTTAGTACAAGTCGTAGATATTTCTTATTATGATTCAGATTTTGGCTTTAATGTGCTTCCGTATGCGGATTTACACCGAGCGAAAAGCATTGAAAAGTTTATACAAGACAAACCGCTATTTACTCATGTACGAGGAGAAATACCTCCCCATGTCAAGCCAGAGGTGGACTTAGACAGGTTTGAAGATTTTCCAATCGTATTTGCGGGCGATTTACACGCCCATAGTAATAGCCAAAGAAATATAGTATATCCGGGGTCTCCAATGACCACTTCTTTTCATAGAACAGAAGTACAGACTGGATATATATTAATAAATCCAAACACTTGGAAGTGGATGTGGGAGCCTTTTGACCTTCCACAACTAATACGAAAAACAGTAGCCGATCCAAATGAAATGATTCCTACTGAATATCATCATACTATTTACGAGCTAGAAGGTGATATACAAGATTTAGCAAATGTAAAAAATAGTGATTTACTAGATAAAAAAGTTGTAAAGCGTAGTAGTGAAGCAGCTCTGGTAATGAATAAAGATATGAGCATCCAAGAAGAGTTAGTAGAGTATCTAGCATACATCTTGGAATTAGAAGATGATAAAATTCAAAATATAGTAGGCACTTTTAATGATTACGCTCAAAAAACTACAATGGAATAACTGCTTTAGTTACGGGTCGAATAATAGCCTCGACTTAGAAGAAAATATAGTAACTCAAATAATTGGAACAAACGGTATGGGCAAGTCGTCTATACCGTTAATTATTGAAGAAGCCCTTTTTAACAAAAACTCAAAGGGTATCAAAAAAGCAGATATACCAAATCGTTATGTAAATAATGGCTATAATATTCATCTCGAGTTTACAAAAGACGAAGATGCATATGTGGTCTCAATTGATAGAAAAGCAAATATTAAAGTAGCATTTTTAAAGAATGGCGAAGATATTTCGAGCCATACAGCTACAAACACATTTAAAACAATACAAGAAGTAATTGGTATAGATTTTAAAACTTTCTCGCAGCTTGTATATCAAAATACAAATGCGAGTCTACAATTTCTTACAGCCACAGATACAACGAGAAAGAAGTTTCTTATTGACTTGTTGCACCTTGAAGAATATGTAGAGCTGTTTGAAGTATTTAAAAATGCTTCTAAAAATCTATCATTGGAAATTTCCGCAGTTAAATCAAAAATAGCAACTGTGGAAAAATGGTTGTCCGATAATAAATTGAGAGATACTATCGTACTGCCTATGCTAGAAATTGAAAATGATACGGAAGAACTTGAGAAGCAATTCCGTTCACTAACGAAAGAAATTGAAAATATTTCGGAAAAAAATAAAAAAATCTCACAAAATAATCAGTGCATCTCTTTGCTCAAGCAAATAAATATTCAAGAAATACAGAATATTGATGTACATGCAAAAGAGTCCTATGATACGCTACAATCAGAACTTGGTAATCTTACCGGGGTCGTAGCGGGGTCAAAGCGGATGATGAAAAAATTGGAAGATTTGGAAGGTAGATGTCCGACTTGCGAGCAAAATGTTCAAGAGACATTCAAGCAAAGTCTAATTACGGAGGAAGCTACAAAGATTTCTTTCGCAGAGGAGAAAATGCGTGAAATTACAACAAGAATTCAAGAAATTAAACGAAACAATGAACGTTTCGAATATAAAAACAAAATGCAAAGAGAGTGGGAGGATCTTTATCGAAGCATTGATCGAGATCTGCCAGTGGCCCTCTTGGATAAAGGAGAGCTCGAAGAGCGCTTGGGAAGAGTACGAGCTGACTTGGTTTCGATCAAAAAGTCTGTGGCGGATGCAACGGCGGAAAATGAGAGAAGAACAAAGCAAAACACCCGAATCCAAGTAATTCAAGAACAAACAGATAGTTTTCTGGAACAATTAGAAGAGGCACAGGAGTCGTTAAATAAAGTAGAAAGTGTGTATTCTAATTTGGAAGTGCTGAAAAAAGCATTTAGCACAAACGGCTTAATTGCTTATAAGATTGAAAATCTAGTAAAGGAACTAGAAGAATTAGTAAACACCTATCTTGGAGAGCTTTCAGACGGGCGTTTTACTCTTGAGTTTGTTGTAAGTAATGATAAGCTAAATGTGCAAATTACAGACAATGGAAACATTGTTGATATACTTGCTCTTTCTTCTGGAGAGTTAGCAAGAGTAAACACCGCTACTCTTATAGCAATTCGTAAGCTAATGAGTAGTATTTCAAAATCACGAATCAATATTCTCTTTTTAGATGAAGTGATTAACGTACTTGATGAAACAGGTAGAGAGAAACTTGTCGAAGTATTACTTGGAGAAGAAAATCTAAATACTTATGTAGTCAGTCACGGTTGGACACATCCTCTGCTAGAGAAGATTGAAGTCGTAAAGAGAGAAAATGTGAGTGCCCTTGAATGAATCGACTAGCAGCACAGCGTAGAATGTGGTTGTTAAAGAAAGCAAAAGAACAAGAGCTGCAACAAGAGCTCGAAGAACTTTCTAAAGTAGATAAAAAGAAGAAGTTAATATGGTTGATAGCAGAGCGAAAGGAGCAAGAGGAGAATACTTAGTACGAGATATGTTACGGGTCGCAACGGGGTTGCAGTTTGAAAGAGTCCCTAATTCAGGGGCTCTTGAGTATTTGAAAGGCGATCTCTACGTTCCGAATGAAAAAAATAGATTTTGTATTGAAGTAAAAAATTACTCTGAGTCTCCTCTTTCAGACAAAATATTTACTGCGAAAAAGACAAATAATCTTATTCGCTGGTGGAAAAAAGTACAAGTACAAGCGAAAGGAGGAGATCAAGAACCTCTTCTTTTCTTTAAGTATAATCGTTCTCCTGTATTTGTTGTAACAAATTTACAGCCAAAACAAACTGAAGAATGGATGTTCATACAGTTTCTTAACTGTTTCATTCTTCCCGCAGAAGATTGGTTAGAAAACGAAACAGTGGAGTTTTTAAAAAATGGCATTCAGTTTTAGTGAAAAAATTGTAAATCCAAGTGATAAAACCACACTTATAGTAGACGCGCTAAACTTAGCATTTCGATGGAAGCATCAAGGGCGTACAGACTTTCGATATGATTATCAACGTACTGTAGAGTCTCTTGCAAAATCTTATGACTGTAAAAATTTAATTATTGCAGCAGACTGGGGTTCTTCTAGCTATAGAAAAGGTATAAACCCTGAGTACAAGCAAAATCGAAAAGAAAAGTTTGCAGAGCAAACAGAAGAAGAACGAATCGCATTTGAAGAGTTCTTTGAAGAGTTTGAAGCATCCCTAGAAGTACTCGAAGAAGCAGGATATACTGTACTTCGATATAAAGGTGTAGAGGCAGACGATATTGCTGCTCATTTGGTAAAAGAAAGAAATAAGTATGGTTTAGAATATATTTGGCTTATTTCGAGTGATAGAGACTGGGATTTACTTATTCAAGAAAACGTCGGACGATTCTCATATGTGACGAGGAAGGAAGTCACGCTTGATACATGGTCTGAGCACTATGAATGTTCTCCCGAAGAGTATATCTCTCTTAAATGTCTAACAGGAGACAAGGGTGATAATGTCCCAGGCATACCTGGAATAGGCCCAAAGAGAGCTGTA